AGGCTGACCCAGAGGGTTCTGGTCTTAGGTACATGGCCCGCGATCTTGATCGTTTTGGCAAAGGGATTGAAAGTCTTTTGTCCTCGGACCGTGGTTCTACTGTTATTTACGACTCGGATCAGCCGAAGACAGAAATAAAAGACGGCAAGGTTGTTGATGTCCCCGGTACGATTGACAACGACTATTCTTTGAATACGTTGATGGAAGAGTTGGCGCATGTTGGTGTACGCGAGTTAGAGCGCAGGGGCATGGATGTTCGCAGTCTTCGTACAGAAGAGAATGCGATGGATATGTTGCAGGCTGAGTTAGCGCTGAGTGAGGGCATGATGCCAAAGAGCGATCAGCAGGTTAGTGACATGTCTGTAATGAAAAACAAGTATATGAGCATTCCCCGGAATGTGCTGGAAGATTACAACGAAGCGGCTTTGGCTGTGTTGGATGAACGGGGTGTTCCGCGCCGCGCTGTTCCGAAGAAGCAAGAGACGGGTATGGTAGACAGTATGTTAAACTTTTTTGGATTGAAATAAATGGCACTTCCTCCACAGATGGTTGATATGGCAATGGGCGCTGGTGGTCCGGCGGAACCTATGCCTGAAGAGATGATGGTGGAGTTACCCGCCGAGGACATGCTTCCAGAGGGCGTTGAGATGGCCGGTATGGAAGAAATGATCGAGGTCCAAGCTGCGATGTACGATCACAGTGCGAACTTGGCGGAGATCCTTGATGATTCGGTTCTTGGTTCGTTGTCCTCGGACCTTCGTGACAAGATCGAGGATGACAAGGAGTCACGCGAGGACTGGGAAGAGGCGATTGCCAGCGGCTTGAAGTTGCTTGGTGTGAATTACGAGGAGCGCAGTGATCCGTTTCTTGGTGCTAGTGGTGTTCATCATCCGTTGTTGAGTGAGGCTGTTACGCAGTTTCAGGCGCAGGCTTATAAGGAGATGTTGCCAGCGGGTGGTCCTGTAAAGGCGCAGATTCTTGGAACGCCGAACTCGGCACTGGAGGATCAGGCCCAGCGTGTTGAAGATTTCATGAACTATCAGGTTACTGAGATCATGGAGGAGTATGATCCTGACACGGATCAGATGTTGTTTTATTTACCGTTGACGGGGTCCACATTTAAGAAGGTGTATTTTGATCCGGGCAAGCAGCGGGCTGTATCGAAGTTTGTACCTGCGGAGGATTTGATTGTTCCGTATTCAGCGAGTGACTTGAACACAGCCGAGCGGGTAACTCACGTTGTTCGCATGACGGAGAACGAGCTTCGCAAGTTGCAGGTTGCTGGTGTGTACCGGGACGTGGACTTGCAGGCTGGAGATGATGATGATGAAGGACCGATTAGAGAGACTGGTAACGAGTTGCAGGGTATTCGTCCGTCGTATGGCGATGACGTTTTCACTCTTGTTGAGTGTCACACAGAGCTTGATCTGGAGGGGTTTGAAGACATTGGACCCGAGGGTGAGCCTACGGGTGTTAAACTCCCTTACATTGTCACTTTGGATGAAGATTCAGGACAGATTCTCTCGGTGGTGCGAAACTATAGAGAGGCGGATCCACTTCGCAGGAAGCGGCAATACTTCACTCATTTTAAGTTTTTGCCTGGGTTTGGCTTTTATGGCTTTGGCCTGTTACATACTATAGGAGGTTTGTCCCGTGCAGCGACCTCGATCCTTCGTCAACTCATCGATGCGGGGACTCTTTCGAATCTCCCTGCTGGGTTTAAGGCTCGTGGTGTTCGTATTCGTAACGACGATGAGCCGCTTTCTCCTGGCGAGTTCCGTGATATTGATGCTCCCGGTGGTGACCTTCGGAATGCTCTTATGCCCCTTCCATACAAGGAACCTTCTGGGACACTTGCTCAACTACTGGGCGTTATCGTCGATTCAGGAAGACGATTTGCACAAGTTGCAGATGCAAAGATCGCAGACGCTAACTCACAAGCCCCCGTCGGAACCACAGTTGCACTGATTGAGCAAGGCTCGAAGATCATCTCTTCGATCCATAAGCGGCTGCACTATGGGCAAAAGCAGGAGTTTCGGTTACTTGCCGAGGTATTCGGGGATAACCCTGTACCTTACCCGTACTTTGTGGGACAGGGCGTAGCCGCTGACATTATGGCGCAGGATTTTGATGGTCGGGTAGACATTTTGCCTGTGTCGGATCCGTCTATCTTCTCAATGTCACAGCGTTTGTCGCTGGCACAGACCCAGATGCAGTTGGCGCAGGCCGCTCCGCAGCTTCACAATCAGTACGAGGCGTATCGTCGGATGTATGATGCGCTGGATGTGAAGAACATTGACGCGATTTTGCCGCCACCTCCGCAGCCGCAGCCTATGGATCCGGCTACAGAGAACGCTGCTGCTGTGAAGAACATGCCGTTTCAGGCATTTCCGCAGCAGGATCATGAGGCGCACATTCTGGCGCATGCCATGTTCCTTTCATCGCCTGTGTCTGGGGCCAACCCACAAGCCTTCTTGCTGCTCCTCTCGCACGTGCAGGAGCACGTTGGTATGCTTGCAAGGGATCAGGTTACTGCATTCTTCCAGAACGCCATGCAGGAGGCTATGGCGCAGGGTGAGCCACCTGCACAGATTGACCCAGCTACGGTTGAGTCCGCGATTGCACAGCAGGTTAGTGAGATCATGCAGCAGATCATGCCGATGATTCAGCCGGCCCAGCAGCAAGATCCGTTGGTCGCGATTCGTCAGCAAGAGTTGCAGAACTCGCAGATGGAAATTCAGCGTAAGACAGCAAACGATCAGATGGACTTCCAGATTGATCAGGCCAAGTTGCAGCAAGCCTATGACTTGGCGCAGCAGCGTCAGGAGTTGCAGGAAGATATCGCTGGCGCACGTAACGATGTGAATATCTATCGCATCAACACACAGGCAGCATTGTCGAGGAACAAGTAATGACTAATCGAGCACCAAAAACTCCTAAAAAGAAAAACAAGAATATTAAAGAAACTTCTGCGGCAATGGATGATTTCATGGCTGTGGGGCCATACGCGCAAGACATTATAAACTATGGAATGCATGGTTTAGCTGGAGTGGGCGGAACTTTGACCGGACGCGCACTGTATAAGTCTAAGAAAATGAGGGACAAGCACGACAAAGAGCTTGGACGCAAAAAAGGCGGCGCAGTGATGAAAGCACGTGGTGGCACCTTCAAGGGAATTTTCTAAATGATTCAAGCATTGATAGGTCCGATTGCTTCTTTGGCCGGTACGTGGCTGGAAGGTAAGGTTGAAAAGACCAAGGCCGAGACAGGCGCAAAGGTTGCCAAGGCCAAGGCTGAAGCCGTTATCATGGAAAAGAAAGCCACTGGCGAGATCGACTGGGATCTTGAGATGGCACGTGGCAGTCAGTCATCTTGGAAAGACGAGTGGCTCGTAATCTTGTTCTCGGTTCCGCTCATTTTGAGCTTTATCCCGGGGATGGAGGGTGTAGTTGCAAATGGGTTTGAGCAGTTGGACAAGATGCCGGATTGGTATCAGTATTCCCTTGGTGTTATTGTTGCTGCTTCTTTTGGCGTACGTAGTGCTACCAAGTTTTTTGGTAAGAAGTGATGATCATGTGGGATATGCACAATCGCACCACATTAAAACAGGCGGAGAAGAATCGTGGCCGAAGTTACGATGGAAAGATTTCTGCGGTGGAAGATACTTCCCCGCTTGATGATGCTTATGATGTCAATATCGGCTTGGCGGGTAGTGGAGTGGTTTATGACTTTGCCGGATCCAACTCCAGCGCAGGCCGGTCTGGTAAGTGTAGTCACGGGGGCCATGACAGGTGCATTTGCGGTCTGGCTGGGCCACGAAAAAGAAAAGGTTAAGTAGATGACACGTCCACGTATTAGGCAGTTTGCCGGTGACATGGGAATCGGTTATGATGATGCCAAGGATCTTATCAACAAGGGCCGGCGCCGCAAAGACGGTGGCTCTCAAGTGCTGGAGAGCAACATGAACAAGATGCGTGGATATGGAAAAGGCGGCACAGAGAAGATGACGCGGCCCACACCTCTTTCAGAGTCAGACAAGAGGTATCGGCAATATATGGGTGACCCTGATATTCCGGAGAACTACAAGGACGCCGTTCGGAAAAATCCGAGGCTGATTGATCCA